GGGAAAACACCGTTAGGTGTTAGGTGTACCTAGAGCCAAGGCCCTAGGTACCTCCAAGCGGGGCTAAATGCCCTTACTTGTAGTCGTCTGCGTCGGCCACCTCGGAGAGACACCTTTTCTCCGGATGGCTTTTCGCCGACACCGTCCCTGCCAGAGTACAGAGCATAGGCCCAAATATCGGGACCGCCCTGCACAACTTCTTTACGAGGTTCTGGCACCAAAGTTGCATAGAGCCATCCTTCCCATCCTCCGGCAGCTCGCCGGACGAAGGGGGAAGCGGACGCCTCGTCCAAGTTACAGATGAGGTGTCCGTCTCCAGCCCCTAGGGAGTCCCAACCCGCGGACTCACCTATTAAGTCGGGCCCCAAAAGGGCACGACAAGGCTTAGGTAACCTGCATACAACAGTAATCCAAACATGCCTGTAGCGGCGATCGCAACCATAATGGCTGCAACGCCGCATACTAGCACGCCGGAGACCGTTAGCCAGGTTATAAAGGCTTGCTGCATACCTCGGTATCTCCTTTTGAAAGAAGGGACGGACGTTTACGCCATAGAGGTAATCGCTCCCACAGCTCTCCCGGAAACCGCCTGAATCAAACGACTTTTGGCGATTCACGGAGAAGCCGCAAAAAGCGAGCACCTCGTACAACAGGGTTGTTGCCCTTGTCGGTATGGCGATGTCGTCACCATAGGAACGAACGGCCGAGCTGTCCAAGCCGAGATGGCTGCAGACAGAAACAGCGAGTGCCCAGAATATCAGGCTCTCCAACTCGAAAGTAAATCCGTTCCCCATGGAGCTAAACTTCTGGTAGTAGATGGTCTTACCATCCAGAAGCCCCGTCTTTGATCTACACCAATCCATCGGTGCAAACCAATTAGGAGGAATCAGCTCACGAACCAGCTCTAAAGCAAGTGTGTCACTCGCCATCGAGAGGTCAATGGTTGCGACCGTTCCTAGTAAACTCCCGAGCCTTGCAGCTTCCTGCGAGGGAAGCTGCGTATCCAGATCTTGAAATCTCTTCATCCTGGAACGGATCAATTTTCCGAGCCCTAGTTGGGCAAAGATGTTGATTCGCGGCTCGATCGCTATGACGCGATCTTTTAAGGCGTCTTTCGGAACGAACGTGACTTTATTGCCGTGGGCCAGTGTGAAGGGTATCCTGTTGTCAATAGGACCCTCCTCATCTGGTAAGAGGCCTGAGTAGGCCCTTTCCCACGAAGGGTGGCTTTGCACCAAAGCCCTCGCGCCATCCAGGAAGTCGGAGGTACATGACAACCCGGTGGTGAGTTTATGGTAGCCTGTAACTCGGTCCCCTTGGGTAAGGTTATCCGAGCCCGGACCAAAGCGGCACCTAAGCGCCCAGGACCGACAGTTAAAATCGCCAAGGATGCGGGAAATTTTACGCTGTGCAATGTGCAGAACTGCACTCACAGCGGGGCTCACGTATGAGCCATCTCGCATGCGGACGATCCTCCTGTTGGTTTCAAGGCACTGAGCTTCTGCAGCGTAAAATGCTTTTGCTGCATTATCCCGACGGTTGACGCCCTTAATTTCAAGGGGCGCCTTCTTAAGGAAACCTATGGCTTGGTAGTCATAGGCTGCTCGCTCCACGTCGCACTCGAGGTACCTAGACGGGTCGAACTTCAACCCAACCAGTTGCTCTAACTCTCCGTATTTCAGGAGAATCGAGCACCCGAGCGAAACGGGAGTATCTAGCGACGCATACAACTCAGCGGCAACAGCCTTCAGGAACAGTTCACCGTCCTGAAGCTCGAAGGCATTTGCTACCTTCGAGATATGGCGACACCTACTTCGCGTAGAATGTTGCATTTTCGTCCTCAGTTGTGTTAAAGGTCGATCTTCTCACCATCGAAACGGATCTGCTGCAGGAACGCGAACGTAAGTTCTCGCGCTTCTACATAGTCCCGTTTACGGAGGGCTTGAAACAGCTCTCTGATGTGTTGAAGGTCGTCCGGATCCATGCTCTTAAGTGAATTGAGCAGGAATAAAATCAGGCTTACTCGCATGAGCAGAGTCTGATTGACACAACTACCAAGGAATTTCGCCTTGCAACACGCCGTTTTGAAGAGGCGTGCTACTCAGCATCGAATTCTTGGTTACCGCCCAGATCTCTTGCCGTTCGGCGAGAGACGCTTTGACGGGGATGACGAACTCATACGTGCCGAGAGTCTTATACGACAGCGCTCCCGTGGTGCCATCGATGACCGGGCGGACACATTTGCCCTGGACTCGAATCACACCATTAACAGGATCCTTCGGATGCTTAACGGTCAGGAAAATTTCCCTGTATCCGGCGAGCGTACCTTGGGAGACGTCAGCCCAACGTGCCACGCCATTGGAAACTCCAAGGGCAGTGTACGTCACCGGGGTGACGGCATAGTTGTTAATGGACAGGTTGGCAATAGCTGCCATGGTTTAGGTACTCCTATTTTTCAAGAACACTAGAAGGAGAGCGATAAGACCTAGGATGAAATCCAGGTAGAGATCAAGTTGGTCGAGTGCGTGTTCGTCACACCCGAGACTAACCCCCCAGCAACTGTAGTCTATAGGCCAGTTTTGCATAGGCCTACATTCGCAAGTTACCGCGAGTTCTCTGTTTCCACAACGATGCCGTCGTCACGATCCTGCTCGCCCCAAGGGGCGAGAGACTGTAACTAGGTCGCCATGGTATCTGACCGCTCCATGATTTTCTGGCAAAATCGCGCCACGTTACGGTTGGCCGAGGAATTTCTCCCTCGGTTGGCCATAGCCATGAGGATGAGCTTTCCACCACACCGTTGAATCGGATGCTGGTGGTGACCCATCCATCGAGCACGGTCACGCCTTGGAGTGCTGAAATGCTCTCGAGGTAATTTCCGACTTGAATGAACCAGTCGAATACAAACGAGAACGGTATCAACTCCCACGCAAGTAAGGCTGGGTCAGTTAACCCCACCCCTAACTGCGCGGCAAGAGCAGTTTCTGTGTAGTCACATTGACATAACAGACCTGCTGCCACTTCCCTTTGGAGCCAACAGTCGGAGAAGCTATGGGTCAAACCCGTGCTTTCACAGCCGGTGTAAGATTCCCACTGCGGAAAAGCGTAAGAAGATAAATCCTTACTCTTTCCCCGAACTGCAAACCTTGGAGGGCGTGGTTGTTTGATGTGCTGGGCAAGCGTCTCCGCAGCACCATAAACATCACTAAGAAGAGGCCTCCAGCCATACTGGTATGACAACCAGTGGTTGGCTGCTGACCCCTCGAGCTTCTTGATGTTTAGTATCTTTGCCGCTTTGCCAAAGCGACCCCGTCGGAATGCTGCAACAGCTTTTCCTAGGGTACGTGCTGTTTCGGCGATCATACGAACGGTCTGACGACCTTCGCCGAAGGCGACCGCAAGGTTGACCTTCATGTCGCGAGCGCGAGAGAGGCATTGCTGTTTAGCAATTACCTCCATGTTGTCCGTAACACTTGTGTCAGTATTCCAGTAGTTCGTCTTTCCAAGATAGTCATTCCAAGGATCAGGAATGGCTAGCAGGTACGGGTCGGCCTTTACTTCAAAGCCGGGCTCGAACCTGTTCTTGAAGACTAATGTACTGGGGGAATACCGATAATTCGCACGTCTTTCTTGCATGCGATTCGTCGGCAAATACCCCTGCGATGCACGTATGTCCTTCCAACCGGGGATCACTTCCCAGTCTCTGTACAGGCTCTTTACATCCTCTGCCTTACCGCGGTTAGCGGCTCGGGTTCGAGTGTAAGGGTACCATTGTGGTTGAGCAGCACGGGTTACAACAACCGTGTCGCCGCGCATGATGGCACGATCCTGATGTTTATATTTTGACATCGGAACTCCTGTTACGAGGTGGGAGCAATCTCCATATGGTTGATAGGATGGCAGAATCCACGAACTGTTGTGGCCTTGCCAGACGCACCCCCGTTAGGGG